AGCATATAATAGATCTGCAGAAAATCCAGTATTAAAAGAAAAAATATATAGAAGATTTATATTTCCTGCTTTTATGAAATTATCAGAAAATCTTATTAATAAAATGAAATGTGAATATATTGATTCGTCTTTTAAAGATTTACAAACTGATTTAGTTACATATTTAACAATTAGACTAGACAAATTTAATCCTAATGCAGGAAAAGCATATTCTTATTATACAAGAACTTCATTCAATTATTTAATTGCTGAAAATCAAAAAGGTTATTCATTATTAAAAAAGACTACAGAGCCAATCAATATTGATGAACAAAGAAATGTTATGACAGAAATGCATAACACAGAAATGGCAGAAACTTTAAAGTATTTTATGGATGCATATGTAGAATATTGTTATAATAATATAAATTCTATATTTACTAACCAAACTGATATTCATGTTGCAGATTCTATATTGCATATATTTGAAGATCGTGAAAATATTGAGCAATTTAATAAAAAAGCATTATATGTATTTATAAGGGAACGTACCGGATTAGAAACTAATAATATTACTAAGGTAATAAAAGTCTTAAAACATATATATTCAACAAAGTTTTTAGAATATGAACAAACTGAGTTCGTGAATTTGCCCTTCTAATATTTATATTAAAAGGAATCCATATTATGGATGTTAATGATCATTTATTTAAAGGTAAAAGCTTTTCTGACTTAATGTCAGATGTCTATCATAATTCTAAAAAGAAAGATAGACAAATTAATCAATTGATTTCTCAATTGCAGCCATTAATACGTACCGCATCAGATGCTACTATAATAGTTCCATTAATTAAAGAGTATTTAGATGTTGCTGTTAAAAATGATGATCATTTAGTAAAATTAACAGCAATAGTTCAACGTTATATATCAACTCAACAAACTATAACCGGAGAAAATTCTTTATTAAGCGATGACGAAAAAAATCAATTATTAAAAATTGCAGAATCTGAATTCGAAGAAGAATTAACAGATGAAATTGATAAAATTCAAAATGAAGATAAAGAGTTACAAGAAAAAATTAACAATGTAAAAGAGTCATTGGAGAAAAACAATGATGGTTAGTTTTTTATTAGCTGAAGTAATAGATAATAATGTTTTAGAAACATATAAATATAATAAAGATAATATAAATTCATCTTATACTATATTAGTACGTACATATGACGAAGAAAAAACACAAGAATTAATATGTAAGCCGGCTAATAGACGATTAAAAGATATACCATTAATTGGAGAACATGTATTAGTATTCCTAGGAACTAACGAATTTAGCACAGTTGATAAATATCGAAGACAATGGTATTATTTTCCTGCATATGGTATACAATCAAATATTAATCATAATGCATTACCAGGAATTTCTGAAATTCAAACATCAAATGTTAACGATACAGGTGTACAAGGAGAATTAGGAGAATCGTTTAAAGAAAAAGAAGTTTCAGCTTTACAACAATTTGAAGGAGATACTATAATAGAAGGACGTTTTAGTAATAGTATTAGATTAGGAAGTACTGTTAATAACGGAACATATAGTTTGCAGCCAACTTGGCAAGGTAGTACAGATGGTGATCCTATCATAATAATATCAAATGCTCATACTGATAAAATTAATAAAGAATTTACTATAGAATCATTTAATGATGATGCATCTTCTTTTTATTTAACATCAATGCAACAATTGGTTGATTTAAAATTATATAGAAATCCAACAAAATCTTCACCAGTTTCTAAATTTAGAACATCTCAGTTAATTGGAGATGCAAATAGAATAATTTTAAGAGCTAAAACAGACTCTATTATATTAGATAGTCCTAATAGAATAACATTAGGTACACCGGAAGTACGTATTGGAGCTGAAAATGCAGGACATCCTTTAGTTAAAGGAGATAAATTAAAAATGATATTAAATGATTTAGTCGCTGTTATTAATGCAGGAGTAATAGGACCTGCAGGAATTGCTTCAGCGCCGTTACAACAAGGAAAATTAATAAGTATATTAACTGATATAGGTAAACTAAACAGTGATAGACATTACTTTGATAAATAAAAAGGATATATAAAAATGCCAGTTTCGTTCCCATTAGATAAAATACCAGCACTACCAGCACAAGCTGTTGCATTAATGGTTGATCAAATTAACGTGTTTGTTAATAAAATACAATTAGAAATAGAAGCTACAATTTCTGAAGCAGCTAAGTTACCAGACGATTGTGGGTGTGATTATCCACCAATACAAGATTTATTAGCACGAATTAAAAATATTCAAAAAATGGTAGAAAAAGTCATGGAACTTGTACCATTAATAGAAAAAATTATTAAATTATTAAAATTATTATTGTCAATAGCTAATGCAATAAAAGCATCTATATTTTTAATTCCTATAGTAGGACAAGCAGCATTAATGGCTGAACTAGCAATAGTACAAAATATGGTTTTAGCTAATGCTACTGTTGCTGTTAAACAATTAGGAACTATTCCTACATCGATGGCTACATCTTTAGAAGCAACATTACGTAATTTAGCATCTGTTGCTATAAAGTTAGATACTAAATGCGGAGATGATGAAACAGAAAGTTTAGTTACTAATCAAAATTTACGAAAAGCAATCGATGATTATGATTTTTCTGATAGTATTCCAGAAAAACAACCTGCAGGGGAATGGTTATTAGTACAAGGAAGTGGTACTCTAGGAAGTCCTTCAGGACAACCACCTGTTCCTAAAAGTCCATATACTGATTCAAATGGAGATATATGGATATGGAATGGAGAAATTGATCCAGGTAAAGGAATTGCATGGGGTTCAAAACGAAGTAGATTAGATGATAATACTATGGGAAGTGAATTTTATTCAGAACTAAATGTTGGTATTAATGATATAACAGCAAGAATTGAATCAATTGAATTATTAGTTAATTCACAACGAGATTTACTAACATCGTTACAGGAAGCTCCTGCACAATCATATAATGGATCTGGCCCTCCGGATGCAGAATTAGGAAAGTCAGGAGATTATTATATTGATACGACTGGAAATGGTATATACGGACCTAAAGATAATAATGGTTGGCCAGACGTCGTAAATTATTAAAGTTAATATTTATAAAAAAAGAGAATAATTATGGAACAGAAAAAATTTATACAAGTTTTAAAAAAAGTAGTAAAAGAAACTGTTAGAGAAGTAATAAAAGAAGAACTAACTGAAATTTTACAAGAAGGGTTACAATCAACTGTTGATGATTTAAAAACAACAAAACAAATTGTTAAAAATACTAAACCAGTTAAAAAACATAATATGTTTAAAGAAAATAAATTTGCAAATATTTTAAATCAAACTGAAGTAACTAAAGAAACAACTACTACTTCGGATTATGCTAATTTAATGAACGAAGATATTGTCATGACGTCAAATAATGCACAAAATTTTGGAATGCAACGATCTATGCAATCAAATGCAGCTCCAAGCGTAATTGATGCAGAAACAGGACAGAATATACCTGTACAGGATGCTGCGATTGCAAATGCTATGACTAGAGACTATTCTGCATTAATGAAAGCAATTGATAAAAAGAAAAATAGATAATGGCATATAATATAATCGAAGTAGATACAAATGTACAAAATCCTAATCGAGCTATAGGAGTAAAATTTCCATTTAATAGTCCCGGTATATTTAAAAAAACATTTACTACTTTCGATCAAGCTTCTACTAATGTTAAAAGTTTATTATTAACAAGAAAAGGAGAGCGATATGAACAACCAAATTTTGGTACAGATTTATTAAATGTAGTATTTGAACCAAATGTTAATGCATTAAAAGATTTTATACATACTACTATAACAGATGCAGTAAATTTTTGGCTACCATATATAGATATTACAGAATTAATTATTGTTACCATGGATGATGATCCAACTATGATACACAATATTAAAATATCAATTAAATTTACCGTAACTGGTACAGATTCAGAAGAAACAATAACAATATTTGCTGGACAAGATGGAATACTTAAAATAGAATAGGAAAAATATTATGGAGGTAACAAAAGATGTATCATATTTAGGAAAAGACTTTGGTCAATTTCGTAAAAATTTAATAGATTTTACGAAACAATATTTTCCTAATGATTATAATGATTTTAATGAATCATCACCCGGTATGTTATTTATGGAAATGTCTGCATATGTAGGAGATGTTTTAAGTTACTATGCAGATAACAATCTTAAAGAGTCGTTATTAGAACAAGCATCTGAAAGAAAAAATATATATGATTTAGCTCGATCATTGGGGTATAAATCAAAAAATGCTATACCAGCATATACAGATCTTAATGTATTTCAATTAGTACCATCAACTGGTAGTGGAGTTAATAATTCTCCAGACTTTTCTTATGCATTATCAATTAAACCTGGAATGCAAGTTAAGGAAGATGGAGGTTCTGCAGAGTTTAGAACATTAGATTCTATAGATTTTAGTTTTAGCTCATCAATTAACCCAACCGAAGTTACTGTTTATGAAAGTGATGAAGTAACAAATCAACCAACATATTATTTATTAAAAAAGACAGCAAAAGTAGTATCTGGAGATGTAAAAACTGCTACTTTTACATTTACATCACCAAAACAATATGATAAAATAGTTTTAGATGAAACTAATGTTATTGATATTATATCTTGTCAAGAGTCTGATGGCGATAATTGGTATCATGTTGAATATTTAGCACAAGATACAATATTTAGAGATGTGCCTAATTTATTAGAAAATGATCCTGACTTTGCTCAATATAGAAGTTCTAGTCCTAGTTTATTAAAATTATTAAAAACTTCTAAACGATTTATTACTAGATTACGAAGTGATAAAAAAATGGAAATACAATTTGGAGCAGGTATATCAGATAATAATGATGAAGAAATTATACCAAATCCAGATAATGTTGGTAATGGTATTGCTGCATTCCGTAGACCTATAGATGTTGATATAGATCCATCTAATTTTTTATATACTAGAGCATATGGACAAGCTCCAGCAAATACGACATTAACTATTACATATACAGTAGGAGGAGGAGTTGCAGATAATGTAGCTTCGTCTGTATTAACAAAAGTTGAAAATATAGAATTTGATGATGATCCTAATGCTACAACTAGTGCCGCAATGGTAAATTTTGTTAAATCTAGTATAAGTACAACTAATGAATCACCTGCTCGTGGTGGTAAATCTGCAGATACGTTACAAGATATAAAAAATAATGCATTATCTAATTTTGCTACTCAAAATAGATTAGTTACTAAAGATGATTATATTATTAGATGTTATTCAATGCCGGCTAAATTTGGAAGCGTTGCAAAAGCATATATAGTTCCAGATGATCAATTATCACAAAATCAAATGGAAACAACAAGAATTCCAAATCCATTAGCTATGAATTTATATGTATTAGGTGTTGATAATAATAATAATTTAACAACTTTAAATGATGCAATAAAAACTAATTTAAAAAATTACCTAGATTATTATAGAATACTAACTGATGCAGTTAATATATTAAATGCATTTGTTGTTAATATTGGAATTGAATTTGAAATAACAGTTAATTCAAATTATAATAGTAATGAAGTTTTATTACTTTGTATTAATAAATTAAAAGAATATTTTTCAATTGATAAATGGCAGATTAATCAACCAATTATTATGTCAGACGTAATGAATATATTAGGAAACGTAGATGGAGTTCAATCCGTTGTTGATTTAGACTTTAAAAATCTATTTAATACAGCTGATAATTATTCTGGAAATGTATATGATTTAGAAAGTGCTACAAAACAAGGAATTATTTATCCTCCATTAGATCCTGCAATATTTGAAATTAAATTTTTAAATAAAGATATAAAAGGTAGGGTAGTAAGTGTTTAATTTAATATTTATTTAAAAAGACTAAAATTATGTTTAAAATAATATATCCATCCGCTGATTCTACATTATATGAAGCAAAACCTACGTATAATACTGGTATAGATGAAATACTAGAAGTAGGGAAACATTTAACAGTTGCTGTTACATCTAGCTATGCGTTATCTAGATCATTAATAAAATTTGATATGAATGATGTAAATACAGCACTTACAAAATATGACAAAACAGTAAATGATTGTAAATTTATGTTACAATTATATACTACTCATGCAAAAAATTTACCTTCATCATTTACTATTGATGCGAATGTAGTTGGACAGGATTGGACTAATGGTACTGGATTTTTAAATGTTGATACTGCAATAATAGATGGATGTTCTTGGAATCAACCAAAGTCTGGTTCATATTCTTGGGTTTCTAGTAGTCAAGATATTAATATGCCAGCTGGTAGTACATTATATATTTCTGGATCTGGTAAAGGTGGTAGTTGGTTATATGAATCTGGATCTGCAAATCAAAGTGGTAGTGTTACATTATATTCACAATCGTTTGATGATTCTAATTTAAATGATACTTCAGTAAGACCTACTGATATTAATATCGACGTAACAAATGCTGTTAAACTATGGATATCCGGAAGTGGTGGTTATACAGTTCCTAATTATGGATTTATTTTAAAATATTCTGACGACAATGAATCAGATGCAGCTGTTGGAGGATATGTTAGATTTTTTAGTAGAGATACTCATACTATATATGTTCCTAGATTATTAATGTATTTTGATAAATCTAGTTTTAGTACTGGTAGTTTAGACCCAATTGATTCTGATTCATTTGCAATTTATACTAAATTAAAAAAATCATATAAAGATGAAGAGGTAACAAAAATTAGATTATATGGTAGAGATAAATATCCGCAGAAATCTCCCACTAATACATTTCCTATGCAAACTATTAAGTATATTCCTAGTAGCTCGTTATACTCAGTATTAGACGCCGCTACAGATGAAGTTATAGTGCCATATGACTCTACTTATACAAAGGTTAGTTGTGATAGTACCAGTAATTTTATTTATCTTGATATGTCAGGCCTAATGCCAGAAAGATATTATAAATTAGAATTTAAAATAGTCGATGGATTTCTAGAAGAATACATTAACGATAAATTATTCTTTAAAGTTACAAGATAATACTTCATAATTTTTTAGTTTAATATTTATAGATATATGATTCAAACTAATCAAATTAACATATTAAAATTATTACCAAAACAATCATTCCCGGGTGGTGTTGGATATCA